GTTTCTACTAAGTAGTTTAAAAAGGATTGCTGTTTTTCTGTCAGTTGTCTTTTAGTTTCGTTTCCGACTGTTGGTAATATTGCCATTATCTTAGTATATAGTCGTAAATAAATTTGTCAAGTCTATTGACAAAATGGATTCTCAACATTATAATAACTCTAGTGCCCCCCGGGGTACAATATAGCCTTCCAAGAAAACCCCTCCTCTACACTTAAAATCCTTATATACTTTATAGCCCGACTGTAAACTAGAAAGTTACAGGGTTGAGGCTATCTAGTTGACATGGTTTTTTTGTAATTTTGTATGAGTATTATATATATATGGGTAGAGGGTACACTGGCGACCTGCCTAGCCCTCAAGAGTTTTTATAAATCTTCGCCAGTATGCAGAACCAAGCTAAGAGACCATAGAAACTTTGTAGTCTTTATGCGAGCTACAGGAGCTAGAAGTTCTTCCTAGTACTTGGCAATCTCTACATCTTAGAAGAAACTTTTTAGACTTTAAAGTAACCACTTATGGCAACTAAGAACTTCTAACTCCTCCTTCACTTCGTATCTCCAGCAAACCAAAGTAGGGGCTATGGTCCTCTTAGCTACTTAGAAAAAACTTGTAATTTTCCTAGTTTACAATTCTCATAAGATTTTAAAGTCTTATGTGTCACCAAGTTTTGGTTCTGCATTTTCCCTCTACCCATATTATCCCAATGCTGACAGATTAACGACCTTTGTTGAATTGGTTATTTTCTTTTGTACTCATCTAGTTAAGAAGCACATTACATCTTCCTCGGTCAGTTCAATTTTCATGCCAACCTATCGACATCCTTCTTTAAGCTTCTTTTCTGCAACTTAACCTTTACCTCCGCAGATTACAGAGTAAGACTTTTCATACCATTGCCATACTTTAGAATTTGTATAATCTATAAATACTATCCGATTTAATTACAACTAGACTACCAGAGCCATAAAAACTATAAAGGGTATACAAGCTACTAAATTCTAAGCTCGAAGACTCGCTAAGACTTTAGTGCCCTTTACAGTTCTTATTAGACTCTGCTAGTAAGTTTGCATTAAACACGGAGTATTTATGATTATACATCTAAACTATGACAATGATGAAACTTACTACTGTATCTACGAAGGACAGGCTAAGCTTCTCATTGAAAAGAAGTTTAATGAAGGACTTACTCTGGTTGGATTCAAGATTAAATCTGACCATGAGAAAGATGGTAATGTACATTCTAATTTAGATGAGTACATTAGAAACTTAACCAATTCAGTCAAAGGAGGTTAATATGACAGATTGGGATAAAATCGCAGAGGAAAAATCTGCAAAACCGGCAACTTGGGGACAAGTTAATAAAATGGCTTATGAGTTTGCAATACAGAAAAATTGCAAGTTTCATTATAAACAGCTAAGAGGGCACTTCGCTACATACTTTGGTCTTACTGAAGATTCAAAGCCGAAGGAGAAGCAATACTTAGTTGCTCATAAGTTGGTTAAATTAGCATTGGCTAAAAAGCCACTTCCTAAGAAGCATGAGACTGCAATTCTCAAGTACTTGGAATCTCTTCAAGACACTGTAGTCTAACCTAAAGACTCCCAAGTTAAATTAATACCTTAGCTTGGGAGTTTTTTTATGCTCAGATTTATTTTTATAAGGACACTGAAGTGGCTTTTTTTTGACTCTTGGTGCTAGTCAGCTCACCAAGCTAAATCTTCGAGAGAGTTTAAAATTTGAGTGTAGAGTTGAGGCAAGGAACTTAAAAACTATGGCGAGTGTTGAGGCAATAAAACTAAAAAAGGTACATAAAACTAAACTGTACCTTAAATTTAACTGTACCTTTAGACTATTTTTAACTGTACCTTTTGCTGTACCTTTGTATAAAATACCTGTACCTTTAATTAAATTTAAACAATCATAAAATATTTATTAATAATTATTAAAATTATTATTCTAAATTTGGGGTTGACAAGGGTGGTAGACTGTTCCCAGAAGTTTTCCCTGAGAACTTTTAAAGTTTATTTTTTTAACTACGGAGAAACTATGAAAAATTTAAAACTTACCAAGGCACAGAGGGTAGCCAATAAAAAACTGGCTGATGAGTATAGAGCTGAGATTGCTAAATGCCCTATTGATTTTACCAGCGAGGTAGAGGCGATAGACTATTTAGAATCTAGAGGTTATCGATACTCGGAGGCTATGAATTTTAAATACGAAAAGCATGTTGTGTATCGTAGAAAATTTAAAAGGGCTTTACTTAAAACTACTTTCAAATACTTATCGACTTATTCAATGGATAAGGGTAGAGTGTATGAGGTTACAATATTTTAATTAATTTAAACTATGGAGATATGATATGACTATTGAAGAATTAACAGAAAATCTTAATGAATCTTTAAAAACTAAAGACCCTATCTATGCAGAAAATGCTTTAATATCAGAGGGTTGGAGTGATTATTGGCTTGAGAGTACATACCAAGATTGTTATAGAAATCCTATACCGCAAGATGTTGAGGCGGTATATTTTGAAACTATAATTGAACGCTTAGCCGAAATAATAAACGAGAAAACCAGAGAGTTAAAATCCACTTTAAAAATCTCTAATAATCTTTAAAGACTATTTAAGATTATTATTCTAAGTTTGGGGTTGACAGGGGTGGTAAACTGTTCGCAGACATTGAGGGTTGATAGATTTTTTAACCTTTAAAAATTTCTTAATAGTGCAATTAATAACCGAGAAGCACTTTAAAAAATAAAGGGATATATTTTTAACTAGACTAGAAGTTGTTTTCTTATCCTTTGACTGAGCAACTTCTAGTCGCAATATGGAGTAATTATGCAGAAAAAAGCATATAAAACTAAACATGATTATGATGATTACATAGTCATTGAGAAGGGCACTACGCATAGCTTATTGGCTATGTATTTGATAGATAGAGGTGTGGCTACTACAAGAGCTAATGATTTAGCTTTAGCTATAAAACATTGTTTTGGGGCTATCACTCCTCTAGATGAGAGGAACTTGAAAGTGTGTTCAGAGCTTCTGCCTGAAATGTTTACACTGGCTAAGTTCTATAATGATGTTTATGGTGATGGTACTTTTCCATTTCATAGATTTGTTAAAACTATTAAGGAGATAGAGAATGATTAAACATTACTTGGAAGAGGTTCTTGATGGTATCTTAGAAGATGATTTGAGTCTGAGATATACCATTGAGTGTGAGGATATTGTGTTAACAGAGCCGACTAGAGATACTAGTCTATGTCATGGTTCAGTTCCTATTGAGTGTTCTGATGGTGTTAAGTATGAATATTCTGGAGTGAATCAAACTGATGAATCTTACATATATATTCTCAGAGGCAATGATAGGATAGGGTGGCTATATTGGATAGCTAGTAACGATGGTGTAGAAAGATTATCCGATTGGACTGTTGCACTAGAAAAACTATTTAATATTAATTCCCATGCAGACGACTGGGCAGATAGATACGAACAACTTTAATGGAGGTAAATAATGATAATACTTGATGACTTAAAAGATATAAATGCGGTTTATGGCATTTTAGAAAAAATAGCTAGTGAAGTGAATAATTACTATTGGCGTGATAATTCATCAGTTGACTATGAAAGGGCAGGAGAGTTGCACAAATTAGAAAAACATCTGATTGAACGTGGCTACATTGATAGTGATTATGATTTGGCTCAACTTACTTATAAGTTTCTTGACTTATATCCGCAGTCCATCACAGCACGAGAAAATAATAGACAGTATCATGAAGTTCTAAACAAACTTGATGAAAGAGTAAGAGGAGAATTATTATATAAGATTTGTATAATGGAAAAAGATACTGGAGAAAGACTGGATAAATCAGTCAAGTTTAATATGGCTTTAGATTGTTTATTAAAACAATATGAATTTTCTGAGGAGATAGATGATGAATGAAATTAAAGTAACTAAAAAGAATTATTATGGTACAGATTTTTATTATCCCCATAATGCTCAAGCTGAGTTTATCAGAGAGTGTGGTGGTGGTAAGACTATACCCCTTAGAACTTTAAAGTTAGCTAAAGAAGCAGGTTATACTGTAACTTTAGTTGCTGAAGAATTTGAGTAAAGGTTGGGAAACAAGATTAAATTCGGACTAGGAAACCCCATTAAAATATTCCTAAACAATGCCTTTACAAGAACATAAAAGGTTTGACAGTACCTCTAGGTGGAAACTGTTGTGTTTTTCATAGGTGGTTAGTGTTTAACTCCGTAGGCATTAACCACCGCACTAAACTATACGGAATGGAGATAGTATGAAGATTAAAAGACTTTTAGAAATACAAAAGGCTATTCAAGGTAAAGTCTTTCCTGTGGATATTGAAAATGAACTAACTAAGTTTAAAGAATCTAATAGAAACAGTGATACTTTTCGTTACTGGTCGAGAAGTAAAGGCGAGTGGATAAATATATTTGATATGGATATTATCCATGTAATACGAGCATTAAACCACGAAAGCCAACTAGAACTTAAAGATTACAAAGAACATGTCACTAGACAGTTGATTGATTACATTAAGGATTATGGCATTGATAGTTAGATTTTATAACGCTTACGAATTACGCAACGTACCTGCAGGACATAGATACTTTCGTGTAGGTACGATTGGTTATAAGTGGGTAAAGATTAAGGAATCTCATGCTCCACATTGGAAAAGAATATCTTTGAAGAAGTGGCAAGAGATACAACAACTAAAAACTTTTAAAATTATTAGAGAGGACTAATATGGAAACACTAGAAACTATTAAAAAAACTGACTGCTACAATGAAAGAAAAGCATATAGTGAGGCAAACCCAGATGACAAAAGACATAATGAGTTTACTGACCTTATAGATGATTTCATTAAAGTAGCTTTACACATGAAACATATTCACGATATGAATATTAAACGTGAAAGAGGTAAACTTGAATTTGATAGTTATGTACAAATTTATGGTTTGGATTATCAGGATACTGGAGTTATGCAAAAGCAGAAGACAGGCACTTTTATAAATTGGGAAGATGAATCAAAAAGGGCTTACAGTCTTTCTTATGGAAGGTTTTTCAGAGATGTATTTCATGCAATCTTTGAAGGCAACATTACACATGACGAGATAGTACCCATGATTGAAGAAAGAGATATGTGGTGGAACTGTTAATTAAGGAGAAATAATATGAGATACATAGACGACCAAGCTATTGAAGAAGGAATTAGGGCTAAAGAAATATTAAGTGAAACAGAAGATATTATCTTAGGCTACTTATGTGACTTAGATTACGAAGAAGGTAAAATGAAACTGCGAAAAGGAGTTACAGTTGAGGACTTCATAAGTGGCATAAGTATGGCAATATGTGGCTTCTCTAGTAAATGGGAAGCAATGCAAGTAATGCAAGAACTTGAAGATAAAGCATATGGAAAGGAGGAAGCATGACGAATGGAGTTTTATTGTTATTCTGCATAGTTGTTTTTAGCTTTGCAGTTCTGACATTATTTTTTATAGAGCCACATCAAGAAAAGAAATTTGATAAGCAAGGTGTGGTAAAATATAACGACAATGATTATTAGGAGGTAGTATGGCAAAACTTTTATTTGATAAATATGTTGAATATAAAAATGTTCCTATTCAATGTTTTAGTTTAGAAGCTAATGAAAAACATAAATATTATATGGCTATGTTAGATATGTTTAATCCTGTTTATTGCAAACATTTATATCAAGCAAAAATGATGATTGATTATTATGAAAAACGAGGTTTATTAATAGAGGTAGAAGATGACTCAATATAAAAAAGAAGTTGATGAGCAAAGACAACGCTTGAGATTTGAGGAGGCAGACGATAACCTAGTATATTATTACTGGGAGGCAGGAGGTTTTCGCAGATACAAGTATGAATCTGGAAAGATTATTGAAACAGTAGATGACCAAGTAACTTTAGTAACTTATGAAAAGGAGGTGTAATGAAAGACTTTACTATTGAAAATCAGGGCACACTTGTTTTGTTTACTATGCACACAGATGAGGCAAAGCAATGGTGGGAAAGAAATGTTGATAGCAATTGTATGCAATGGGGCAACAGTTATGTTGTTGAGCACAGGTATGCACAAGCTATCATTGATGGCTTATACGCAGGAGTAGACTTATGAGTATGACTATGAAAGAACATCTGTTAATGATGGAGAAAATTAGAAGGGCACAAGACCCCGACAAAGCAGTAACAACTAAAACAATCAGAACCAAAAAGAGGGTAATCAATGGACGAAAAACAATTCGCTGAATTTATACAGGTATTTCAAAACAGCATGGACTTAGTAATAAACAAGCTAGTTGAGATAGATGGTAAGATAAAACTTTTACAGGAACATAATGAAGAGATGCAACGCATATCCGACATGGTGTTTAAAGATGAAAACAAAGATATTAAATTAAATTAATTATGAAACATAACACATTTGATATTGAAGTAATTATGACACATGAATACGACAGAATAAAAGCCAACAGCAAAAAAGAAGCTATTGAAATAGTTAAAGAAAAAGCGTGTCGTGATTTAAAAATTGATTATATATTTGATGACGAAATTAAATGTATTAGAAGTTATAAAGAAATTATATTAGATGAAGAATTTTAAAAAGAGGAGTAATGTTATGACTAATTTACTAACAATCAATGGTAACCCTAAAGTTATCAAAGGCGATAAATTAAATACTGAATGGCAAAGTGCTATCATGCATTTACACCCAAGCAGTACTAGGATTTGTCCTTATCAAGACATTGCCAAATGTAAAGACGCTTGTCTAAATACTTCTGGTCGTGGTGGTATCTTCAAGAAAGGTGAAACTACCAATGTAATACAGGAAGCTCGTAAGCGTAGAACTAATATGTTCTTGGACACTCCTGATTTATTTATGGAACAGTTGTACACAGAGATTCTAAAGTTTGAGAACAAGTGCAAACGAGAAGGTAAACAACCTTGTGTCAGACTTAATGGTACTTCAGATATCCAATGGGAACATCACGAACTCAAAGGTGTCAATGTGTTTGATACTTTTCCAGAAATACAGTTTTATGACTACACTAAAATCCCTACAAGGAAAGTTAGTCACATAAAGAATTATCACTTAACTTGGTCGTACTCAGAAGCTAATGAAAAATATGCTTCTTGGTTTGACAAAGTGAGTTATAATATCGCTGTCGTGTTTAGTCACGCATTGCCGATGTGGTATAAAAATCGCAGGGTAATAGATGGAGACGAATACGACATGCGATTTCTTGATGAGCCAAACGTAGTAGTAGGCTTGTCAGCAAAAGGTAAAGCTAAGAAGGATACTTCTGGCTTTGTAATATCAATTAACTAAACTATGAGGAAACTTATGATAAACTTTTTTAAACAATTATTTTCTGCTAACCCAGATGTCAAGGAAGATTTTAATCTTACTTATTTAGATTCTAGGCTAGAAGAAACAACTCTTAGAATTGATGATACTGAATTTAGAATAGAGGAACTAGAAGGTCAAGACTTCTACGACCTTGAATCTAGGGTAGAATATTTAGAGGGTAAAGACTTCGATGACCTTGAATACAGAGTAGAAAACTTAGAAGGTCAGGACTTTTACAGTCTTGAGGAAAAAGTAGAAAACCTAGAAGAGACTATTCAACAACTATTAGAAAAGGAGGTAGCGTGAGCCACGAAGCTAATGACATGATGGCAGATACTATCAGAGATGGAGTAGCTGACATTTGGATGTTGCCTAATAGACCAGACTTAGAAGACGATTGTGTTGAGTACATTTATAATTACTACATTGACTCTGAGCAAGGGGTAAGTTCTGGGGATATTCCAACAATGGTGATAGAGTTTCTATCTAAACTTTGTAGTGACGCAATCTCGTCACAAGATATAGAATACATGGAGAAAAAATAATATGATTGAAGAAAAAACTAAAAACAAAAAAGTTAAAGAAGAGTTTAAAAAGAATCTTGAAAAGAAGATTGAAAAAGAACTTGGTAAAGAAATGTTAAAGAAAGTAACAATTTTAACTTGAGGAGTAGTATGTATGAACCAAGAGTAACTGTTGGCAGTATCCCTTATGATGAGGAGATACTGTGCGACATATGTAGAGAAAAGAAAGCTACACTAAGGCATAGTAATATCTTTAGTTGTGATGAGTGTTTGACTCGTGTCTAAGCATAAAGTATATATTGGTAACATTCTCGTAGGAGAAATAGAAGACCAGACTAAAGAAGAAATAATAGAAGTTCTTTTAGATAACTCTAAAAAGTTTGTTGAAGATATGTTAAGTGAAGGAGTAATTTATATTGAATAACAGAAAAGTAAAACAGCTAAAAACTAGAATAAGAAAAATACAATTTCAATGGTTGAAGACTTTGCTTCCAGAAGAGAATGCAAAAGAATTAACTATGGATAAGGTTGAGTCTATGTTGCCAGACCAAACACATGTACGCAGTATTGCCAGAACTAATCTGTCTTTTATGACAGATAGATGGGTTTTAAAAATGTTGAAGCGATATCCAGATGTACATACTTACAAAGAATTACAGGAGAAAATAAATAATGTTTGAATTTATATGTGAAGTTGTCATTGATGATAGCCAAGAAGAAATAAAAACCTATGCAGAAAATGTTTATGAATGCATAGATAACTTAGCGTGTATGCCTAGCGTAAATCATGTTATGACTATTACTAGGGTTGAGCCAGAACACAAGTGGAGCTTTGCCGGTGATATACAAAAGCTAAGAAGCATAAGAGATAAAATAACAGACCAAGAACTAGTACAACAATTATTACAGGGGTTAAACATTGGCGACTAAAAAAGAAGTACAATTAATTAATCATGTTAAGAAAAGCACATCTCAGGGTAGAGGTGGTAGAGGTAGAAGAGTTAAGCTATCTACTAAGCACATGAACAAACACAGAAGAAAAAGTTACAAAGCATATCGAGGACAAGGTAGATGAATGTAGAACTAGCTTTAGTAAAAGACAAGAACAACGACAACCATTATGTTTATGGTAAGTATGAAGAGGTAGAGAGTTACGCTAAGTCTGTTGAGGGCTATGTGTTCCAGTACCTTAATCATGTTAATCCATCAACAGTTCAGGCTAACTTTAATTATGTTGGTAACGGACATGACCCTTATCAAAAAAGTAGAGGGTTTAGTTACGAGCTACAAAAAGTTATTGCAATTGAAAAATGGTAGTGGTAAACTTATTTGAAATGGAAAGAAGATATGGTAAACCGAGCAATCAAGTCACGAAGCCCTCTATCTCCATTCAAAAGATTTGGTTTGGTATAACCAAGGCTTTGAGAGTGGTCTGCTCAAAACTCTCACAAACATTAATAAGCTTAAATGGAGGTAAATCACTATGGCTATATTAAATGGAATCGCCAAATGGGCGAGTATAACGACTCCTAACACAAAGTTTGAGCCAGTCTATACAGTTGACTTAATAGTTGACCAAGAGATTGCTGATGACTTTGCTGCTAGAGGTCATAAAGTAAAGCAACATGACGAAGGTCCTGCTTTAGTAATTAAGAGAAAGGTGAATGGTCCTAATGGTATGACCAGACCTGCACCTAGACTTTTAAATGCTGACAAGCAAGAGATTAATGTTGCTGTTGGTAATGGCTCTAAAGTTAGAGTTCAGTTTAATGAGTATAGTGGCGAGGGTAAGTATGGTCCTTATCAAGGGCTTGACCTACAAGCTGTACAAGTTACTGATTTAGTAGAGTATAAATCTGCTGATGGCGAAGAGTTATTATCTGATGGTGAGGAGTTTTAAATGATTATCACTGTCAAAAAGGACAATGGCGAAGTAGTCTACGATGTTAACAAAGTTAATGATGAAAGCAAACAGAACGAAGCTAGAGTCATTATAACTAAAGTTGGCAGTTTAGATACCGTCATTGAAGCTTTAAGCTTTGCGTCTGCTACCCATAGAGCTAATTTAGAAAAGTTGCTCGAGGATAGTCCAGAAGCAAAAGTTGAGGCTGAGATGGAGTCTGAAACTAAAACAATAGAAGAAGACTCTACCTCATAATTTAGTTAAATTTAGCTAGGCTAGGTTTTTCCTCTTAAATTAACTAGTCTAGCTATCTATTTGGAGATAGAATGGAAAACAATAAATTTGTAAAGCATAGATTACCATGTCCGAAATGTGGAGGTTCAGACCCAGTATCTATGAATAAAGATGGCTCTGCATATTGCTTTAGTTGTTCAACTTATATGCGTAGCTACGAAGATGAAAGTGAGGGCACAATAGTGGAAACAACACCAAAGGCAAATAATACTTTTTTAGATTCTTACACAGGCATATATTCAGCTCTGACTGATAGAGGTATATCAGAAGAGACTGCTAAGAAGTTTGGAGTAAGAGTAGTCAAGGATACACGAGGCAATATTACTCAACACATTTATCCTTATTACAATGGTACTGAGATTGTCTGTACCAAAACTAGATTTACCAATACCAAAAACTTTGGAGTCAATGGTGGCTACGAAGGCACTGGATTATTTGGTGAGCAACTGTATCGAAACACTGGCGGTAAGTATTTAACAATTACCGAAGGTGAGTGTGACGCTATGGCAGTTGATGAAATGTTTCAAGGTAAATGGGCAGTTGTCTCTGTTAAGAGAGGAGCTGCAGGTGCAGTAAAAGATATCCGAGAAAGCATAGAGTTTGTTGAATCTTTTGAGAGTGTGGTGCTTTGTTTCGATAATGATAAAGCAGGTCGTGAAGCTACTAAAAATGTAGCGAGAATACTAAAACCCGGAAAGGTAAAAATTATGACTTTACCTAATGGTTATAAAGACGCTAACGACATGCACAATCAAAAGAAGTTTAGTGAGTTTACTAAATCTTGGTGGGATGCTAAGACTTATACTCCCTCAGGTATCATGGAACTATCTGGACAAAAAACAGATTGGTTACATAGAGAGGTAAAAGAAAGTATTGCTTATCCTTGGGAAGGATTAAATAAGAAATTATATGGATTAAGACAGGGAGAACTAATAACTTTAACTGGTGGTACAGGTCTTGGTAAGTCATCTGTCACTAGAGAGCTAGAGCACTGGTTAATTAAAACTACCAAAGACAATGTAGGTATTATTGCTCTTGAAGAAAACTGGCTTAGAACAGCAGATGGTTTAATATCTATTGAGGCAAACGATAGACTATATCTAAATGAAAAGCGTCAGCAATATACAGAAGAAGATTTAAATGCTTTGTTTGACAAAGTGATTGAGAAGAACAGGGTGTTTATTCATTCACATTTAGGTGCAACAGACATTGATGAGATATTTGCAAAGTTAAGATACATGATTGTAGGTTGCGAATGTAAGTGGGTAATAGTTGACCACTTGCACATGCTTGTCAATGTCTTAACCGAAGGTGATGAACGAAGAGGTATTGATACATTAATGAATAGATTAAGAAGCTTGGTAGAAGAAACAAATGTTGGTATGATATTAGTATCACATTTACGTAGAGCTACAGGTGACCGAGGACATGAGAAAGGAGTCGCAGTGTCTTTGAGTCACCTAAAAGGTTCTCAAGGTATTGCACAGTTATCTGATTGCGTCATAGCTTTGGAAAGAAATCAACAAGCTACTGACCCAAAAGAAGCTAACACAACTAAAGTAAGAGTGTTAAAGTCTAGGTATACTGGAGACACTGGATTAGCTTGTGCACTTGAGTATGATAATGACACTGGTAGATTGCATGAAGTAACTACCGAAGATACCTTTGATAACGAAGAGGAAAGCTATGACCTCCCATTCTAAACAAGTTGTATTTGATATTGAAGCTGATGGTCTTACACCAACAAAGATATGGTGTATTGTTGCTAAAGATTTAAATGAATCTAGTCCAAGAACTTTTGGACCAGACCAACTAGAAGAAGGCATAGAATATTTACAGTCAGTCGATACTCTAATTGGTCACAATATTTTAGGTTATGACATACCTGTTATTGAGAAGCTACACAATGTTACATTACATGCTGATGTTATTGATACTTTAGTTTTATCAAGACTCTATCAGCCAGTAAGAGAAAATGGACACAGTTTAAAAACTTGGGGCTACCGAGTTAAGTCACCTAAACAAGAACAACCTGATGATTTTGATAACTACACTCCGCAAATGCTTGAGTATTGCACACAAGATGTGCTGTTAAACGAAAAAGTTTATTATGCTTTACAACAAGAGAGTAAAAACTTTTCTCAAGAAAGTGTAGATTTAGAACATCAAGTTGCAGTAATTATGAATGAGCAAGAAAAGAATGGCTTTCTTTTTGATACAGAAAGAGCACTAAATCTTCTTACCAGTTTAAAATACCGTATGGCAGAAGTAGAAGATGAGGTGCAAGAAACATTCAAACCTAAATGGGTTGACGACAAAATGGTAACTCCTTACGTTAAAAAGGATGGTGAGTTATCTT